TACAGAACAAATCCTAGCTCAGTAAGACCAAATGTAAGCTCACCAGAACAATGGGCATACGCTAGGGTCAATAGCTTTTTGCGAGCATTGCGAAACCTAAAGTATGGTGGCGGAAAACACGATACTGACCTCCTTCCCACAAATCACCCTGCGAAGCCTAAGAAAGCTGACAGTCACAGGTCATACCCAGATGGTGAAGCAATTCCCTCAGAGCTACCAGAGGCTTACAGAAAATCCAGAAAAACTGGTGAGACTAAAGGTCAAGCCTGTATAAACTGCAAATACTGGAAAGAAAATACTGCTGAATATAGATTTTATTGCACTCATTGGAAAGCTCCAGTACGACCTCAGTATTGGTGCAAAGCTTGGGCGGAAGGCAAGGAAGCATTGCAGGAAACATACAATGATTACCCAGAAAGTGCTACAAATAATGCTAAAAAAGTGTTACGCTGGAGAGATGAACATAAAGATGAGGTAAAAGGAATGACTCCAACAGGTTGGCGGAGAGCAAATCAATTAGCATCAAAGCAGAAAATTTCTCGTGAAACTATTGCTAGAATGGCCTCATTCAAAAGACATCAGAAAAATGCAGAGGTCGACCCTAAATTTAAGGAAACTCCTTGGAAGGACAATGGATATGTTGCTTGGCTTGGATGGGGAGGAACTTCGGGTATAAATTGGGCGATAAGAAAAAGAGAGCAAATTGACAAAAAAACGAATAGTAAAATGGAAAGAGATTTTAATTTCAGTACAAAACAAATCACATCTACAAAAGTAGATGCGGAAGCAGGAATGCTAAAAGGTGTTTCTTTAATTTCAGAAGGAGTAGCATTGGGTCACGAACTTTATGTTGATTCAAAAAGTTTAGAATCAATTTTTAAATCAATAGAAGGCAAGAAGCTACCAGCTTACATAACTCACAATGGTGCATTATCCGAAGACAGAATCACAAGGGAAATTGGATTCTTCGAAAATTTCAGAATAGACGAAGATAGAATCTTGGGGGACTTTAATGCCTTTGATTCTTTCAGAGATGACGATAAGAGTACATTCAATAGACTCTTTGAACTTGCGGAAAAAATACCAGAAAATTTCGGACTCAGCATTGTATTTAGTGCTGATATAGTTTGGGCAACAGAAGATGGAGATGTTTCACTAGATGACAGACCTGAAGAAACATTGTTCGATTACCCATCAATCAGAGTAAACGAAGTCTCAAGTGCAGATTTTGTTGACTCCCCAGCAAGTAATGAAAAAGGACTTTTCTCTAATAACAATAAACAAATCACAAATATGGAAGAAGCTAACTTGGAAGAAGAAGACAAAGTAGAAGAAACTTTGGAATCCAAGGAGGAAGTCGAACTTCAAGTTGAAACCGAACTTAGTGGTCACAAGGACGAAGAACTTGATAAGCACTATGATGAGGAAGAAGATGAGAAGCTCGAAGAATCCGAAGAAGAAGAAGAAGAAAAAGAAATGTCTTCAGAAGAAAAACTATCCTTAGAATTAGATGAGCTAAAAAGCGAAATCGAAAAGAAGGATGCTATGATTAGCGAACTTGAATCCGAGTTGGCTAAACATAAAGAAGAAAAGATGGAAAAAGAAGAAGAAATGAAATCGAAAGATGAAAAACTTTCTTCTACTCAAAAAGATTTAAAACTATTTAAGTCTTTAATCTCTGGAGCAAATCCAGTTGAGGCACCATCTGCAATCGATGAAGGAACTTGGAGTCCTAGTAAAGATGCAATGATTAAAGCATTTGCTAAGAATAACAATGTTTCAGAATTTACTGCGACCTTACAATTAGGTCGTACTAACCCAGAACTATTTAACAAATAATTATTTAATATTATGTCAAGTACAACCCAATCAGGAGGTGCATCTCGCACTTTCCCAACAGGACATACAATCGACCAATATCGTGTCGTGTCCTTAAACACTAGCGGACAAGTTATCACTGCAACTGCAACTGATGCAAACCCGTTAGTTGGAGTTACAACTCGCAAGGTAGTAACTGCTGGAGACCCTGCATCTGTCCAACTAATCAATGGTGGCGGAACAGGATTCGTAGAACTAATCGCAACAGTAACAACTGCCGACAAATTATATTCTGGTGCAGATGGCAAAGCAAGTCCAACTGCAACTGGAGGCTTAATTGGTGTTACATTACAAGGTGGTGTAGCTAGCGATGTAGTGGAAGTTTTATTCGGTTCAGCAGAACTATAAGAAAGGAAATTTAAATTATGTCTTTATCAACAAATTCAACATTCAATCCGATTCTTTCGGAAGCATTAAACAAAATTGGTGAAAATCGTTTTGTCGGAACACAGGTTATGCCTGTTCGTGAAGTAGGTTTAAAAAACGGAGTATACCCAGTTTTCGGTGATGCTCAGTTTGATAATAATGCTTCAAAGACTCGTGCACCTGGCACTCTTTTTGGTCGCAGAGATTTTGCTTACGAGCAAGATTCATACTCTTGCTTACAGTACGCTTTAGAAGGTGTTTTACCTGACGAAGATGAGACTGAAGCAAATGAGAATGGCATCTCTGATGTAACTGGAGCATTAGCCCAGAAACTTCAAAGAGACCTTATGGTCGGTCACGAACTTCGTGTAGCATCTTTAATGAAATCTGCTGGATTCAATGCAACTAATGCAACTGATATTATGTCAGACTCTGCAACTGCAAAACCAATCAAAGATATTCAAAATGCAGTAGAGCGTTTAAATGCTAACGGATTTTATGACAATATTCAAGTCGTTATCGAATCAAGTGTATATAATGATATGCTTAACACCGATGATGTTAGAAATATTTTCAATGGCAATGGTCAGTACACATCTCCAGAAGTATTAGCAAGTGCAATGGGTGTAAGCGGATTCATCATCTGCCCGACTCGTTACAACTCTAGTGCTAAAGGAGCAAGTGCATCACGCTCAAAAATATGGGCAACTGATGAATACTATGTCGGACAAATCTCTGGAGGAGACTTCTCTTCTGGCGGATTCGCTCGTACATTAGCATTCGGTCAAGGTGGCGGAGTATTCACTGCTGAGACTTATCGTGATGAGCCAATCAAGTCTGATGTTCTTCGAGTATACAACACAGTTGATGAAAAAGTCATCAATGTGAATGCTTGTGAGCGTATCAACAATGATAACCAGTAAGATTTTGGTTTAGTAGTATAATCATATCGTAGTCATAGAAAGCCCATCTCCCAGCGAGGTGGGCTTTCTTATGTTTACAAACTACCTATATTAGATGAGTATAATAAGTAATAGCTTAATCAAATCTAACTTAGACTTTGCGATAGCAAATGTCTCGACTACGCTGACTGCGGTCTCACCTACAAATACTGCTACCTACATTTGCAACAAGCAGGATATGGATATTGCTTTTGCGATTTTTGAAGATGGTCGAGAAACAACTATTGATACAAAGTTTTATCTTGCAGTTGATGGCGGAACTAATCATTCTGCTTCTCAGCTACCAACAAAAGGTTACATCTTGACAGATGGAACTAGAAACTATAAAGTAGTAGGAACTTCAAAAGATGCAAAAAATGTCACACTCAGACTCGACTGTCAAGCAGAAGGACAAAGATAAACTCAATCTTTATATGATTGGGTACTCGCCCGATGTTAATTATCTCAAGAGACTTTTGTCTCAAATAAAACCAATCCTCAATACAATATCATTTGTTTGCACAGATGAAGAAAACGATTGCCTAGAGGTCATAAAAGATTCGGGGATTCCATACGAGTTTGAGCGTATAACCTTCCCAAGCAGGCAGGATTTTGATTTTAGTCTAGTTAGGAACAAGGCAAGGGAGATGGCATCAAAACACGCTGGGTGGCTATTCTGGCTCGATTGTGACGATACGATAGATAATCCAGAAAAGATACTGGAAGAAATGGAAGCCAATGCAGGAAAAGATTGTTATGGGCTACCTTATATCGTCAATGAGCAATCAGGTAACTTATTTAAATTAAGAATCCATAAGGACGGATGGAAGTGGGTAAACAAAGTTCACGAAGAACTAATTTCAACAGAAGGTAGAGAAAGAGAAGTCTTAGTATTATCAGATTGCCCAGTAGTTCATTCTCCAGATGAAGGTAAAAGTAATCATGACTTTCACATCGGATTACTAAAGAAAAATATAGAAAGCTCAGAAGCTGACTATACATATATCGCTAAAGAATATTTCAATAGTGTTCAGATTGATGAAGCCATACCCTATATTAAAAAAGCAATAGCTATACATAGCTATCAACACGAAATATATAATCTTTGGAATATGTTAGGTAATTGTTATTTAATGAAGGAAGATAATATCAATGCAATAAAAGCTTTTTCTTCAGGAGTATCGGTATCGCCACATAGAAAAGAATCCTACTTTCATTTAGCGGAACTATACGGAAAGTTAGGAGAGCAGGATAATCTTAAAAAGGGATTCGGTTATGCTTGTGCTTGCATCAGTCAATTAGATTTTGGAGAACCATTACAGAATACTGCTATTTATGGAAAGCTCGGATATTTATTACACGCTCGATATTTACAAAAGTTTAATAAGTATAAGGAAGCATTAAAAAGTTTAGATAAAATAAACGAAGAATGCCCAGAAGCAGATACAATGAGAAAGGAAATAGAAGATGCCAGCACCGAATGATGAAACAGTATTAGACTTTGAGACTAATTTCGAGACTGCTATCAAAACATTTTTAGCAACTGATACAGGACTAGGTGCAACCAGCTTGTTTGCTACGCTTGACCAAGATACATTCTTAGTACCCAGAGTCGAGGTAATGATTGAGATTGGAGAAGCCCTTGACCCGCCTATCCCAAAATTCGATACCAGTACAGATTTGGAGTATATGCAATACAAAGCTTCGTTGGCCGTAAGAGTTGTTAGTGATGCTTCAGTTGACGGGACGGAAGCGAATCACAGAACCATTCGTTCAAAGGTAAGAAAATCAATGCAGAGAAATGGCACTAATTTTACTAATGTAAATTTACCTTACTATGCGGTAGTATATCTTAGACCTACGGGAACTATTTACGAGGTAGATGGAGACCTAGCAGTATCAACTATGAGCTACGATATTACATTCTCAATTAAAGATGATGCTTTCCCAACTAGCTAATTGACAAAATACATAATTATAGAATATGGCAAT